TATAATAAAAGAAACCTTGACAGTCGGATAAACTGACTGACATTTGCCACGACAAGGAGATTTAAATGGCTAATACAACTTTTAACGGTCCCGTCCGATCAGAAAACGGATTTCAAGTAGTTTCAAAAAATGCAACTACGGGTGCTCTCACAACCGTATCTAGCACTGCCTCAACAGGAATTGTAACTAACAAATATGTAAAGCATGTTGGTTTTGCTACGGGCGTAACCGTAAATACTACTGCTGGAGATAGTCCTGCAATAGGACAATTTACACAGCCTGCTAATACGATTATTACGGACATAAAAATATTTTGTGACACGGCTCCCGTCATTGGAACTGGTGACATTGGATATGAGGTTGGAACATCTAGTTCTGGTGCTCAAATCGTTGCAGCAGTCACTGATGAGATTTTAGACGGTGGTACAACTGTAGTAGTACATAACGTCACAACTACAACATTGGTAGCACAGACACAAAGTGGAACAACTGCTCCAGCTTCTGTTCAGTACACAGACACAGAAAGAACTATTTTCTGTAACATTACCAATACAGTTGATGCAACAACAGCAGGGTCTTTCACATTCATTATTGAGTATGTTCAAATCGCTTAAACCTAGGAGGTAAGCATGGCATCTAGATCTGATGTAAAAGCTTTTAATCACAACCAAGGAGCTGATGCTGCTATAGTAGGTCCGGCACGATCTAGGATAAGACAAATAGTTATATTTGGTAATGCCGCGGGTGCGTTAACCATTACAAGTGGTAATGGCGGAGCTACTTTATTAGTACAAAGTTTTCCAACAGGATTACATACTTTGAATATTCCAGACGCTGGGATATTAGCTGAAAGCGGAGCGTATATCTCTGCTTTCTCAGGTAGTGGTAATAAATTGACTATCTTTTTGTCATAATGGCTACAAAGGGGTCAATGAAAGGTCACACCATAGGGGGCGGACATAAACGCCCCACTAAGTCCGGCGCAGGCATGACTAAGAAAGGTGTGGCTAAATACCGCAGAGAGAACCCTGGGAGTAAATTAAAGACTGCCGTAACAGGCAAAGTAAAAAAAGGGAGTGCGGCTGCTAAAAGAAGAAAATCATATTGTGCTAGAAGTGCAGGACAAATGAAAAAATTTCCAAAAGCAGCCAAAGATCCAAACAGTCGTTTACGACAAGCTAGAAGAAGGTGGAAGTGCTAATGCCTAGAGGTAGACCTAAAAAAGAAAAGCTTACAGTAGAACAAGTTATGCATGAGCTGGCCAAGCATGAAGCTGAATGCACTCTTCGATACAAAAGAATAGAGGAAATACTTGGAGATCAAAAATCTCAATTAAAAGGTCTTGATATTCGTATGTGGGGATTAGGTGTTTTAATTATAGGAGCTGCGGTAGCGCAGAAATTATTATGATAACAAGTAAAGTAAGAACAGGCCCTAAACCATCCAAATTAAATGTAACTTATTTTAAGAATGGTGGATCGGCCTCTAAAAAATCAAAAGGCAGTAAGATATGCCCCGCTGGTAAAGCGTGGGCTAAAAGGACTTTTGACACATATCCTAGCGCATATGCAAATATGGCTGCTTCAAAATACTGTAAAGACCCTAACTATGCAAAGGGCGCAAAAGGTAAAAAGTAATGGGTGCACTTAAAGATTGGGTAAAGCAAGATTGGGTTCGCATAGGAACTGATGGAAAAATCAAGGGAAAATGTGGTACATCTAAAGATAAAAAGAACCCTGACAGATGTTTACCTAGATCTAAAGCAAATAGTTTGTCACAGTCTGAAAGAGCTTCTACAGCTAGAAAGAAAAAGAAAGAAGGGTCAAAAGGCAAGACCGTTGTAGGAAATACGCCAGCTGCCAAAGTGAAAAAAATGAAATATGGTGGTGTTGTTGCAAAAGGTTGTGGAGCGGTTATGTCAGATAGACGAAAAAAGACAAAGGGTTCTGTAACTCGATTAAGATAAGGATTTAATATGACAACATCTAATTCTACCAACTTTGAGCCGGATGCCGCTGAATACATAGAAGAAGCTTATGAAAGATGTGGTTTAGAACTAAGAACAGGTTATGACTTAACTACAGCCAGAAGATCTTTAAATCTTATGTTTGCAGAGTGGGCTAACAGAGGTTTAAATCAATGGACTATTACTCAAAGAACACAAACGGTTACTTCTGGCGATCGGGAATATGATCTAGGGTCGGACGTAATTGATATATTAAATATTGTTGTAAGAAGGTCTGGAACAGATTTCTCCATGACAAGAGTGAGCCGATCGGATGAATTGGCTATACCCAACAAAGCTACCACTGGTAGGCCCACACAATTTTTCTTGGACAGACAAATAACTCCTAACTTAAAAATATGGCCTGTGCCTGACAATAGTACGGATGTCATTTTTTATGATGCTCTTACTAGGGTAGAAGATGTTGATTCTCAAGCTAATACTATGGACGTTCCTTTTAGATTTTATCCTTGTTTGACTGCAGGATTAGCTTATTATATTTCTTTAAAAAAAGCCCCTCAAAGAACTCAGATGCTAAAAGCTATTTATGAAGAAGAGTTTGAAAGAGCGATGGGCGAGGACAGAGATAGATCCAGCTTTACGGTCAGCCCTCAATATGCTTACTTAAGGTCTAATTAATGAGTAGATTTGCTACAGGTAAAAACGCATACGGTATATCCGACAGGTCTGGAATGAAGTATCGGTATCGTGATTTAAAAAAAGAGTGGAATGGTTCTTTAGTGGGACCCGATGAGTTTGAGTCTAAACACCCACAATTAGGTCCTTTCAGAACAGTAGCTGACCCAGAAGCAATTAGAGATGCTAGGCCCAGCCGAACAGAAAATCCTGTAGAGGTTCTTTTAGTACTGGATCCGTTTATATCTTCTGCAGCAAGTTCGGGTGTTATAACAGTTAGAGAGTTTGGTCATGGTAGATCTACCACAGACACTGTACGGTTTAGAAGTCTTAATGGTTTTGATGGTTTTACCAAGGCTGTTTTGGAGCAAGAGGCTGGTTACAGTATTACGGTTGTGACTTCAGACACATATACCTTTACGGCTAATGGACAAACAGCTACAATAGGTGGTATAGTAGGAGGCGGTAGTCGAGCTACCGCAGGACCAACAACGGTGAGTGCATGATATGAGTTTTACTTTAGCACAATTAAAAACGGCTATACAAGATTACACAGACAACAGTGAAACATCTTTTGTAACTCATTTGCCAGACTTTATAAAAGCAGCAGAAGAGAAAATATTTAAAAGTATAGATTTAGATATTTTTAGAAAAAATGTAACAAGTGCTTTAACTTCTTCAGATCAATACCTAACGGTACCCAGTGATTATTTAGCATCATTCTCGTTGCAGATAACAACTTCTGGATCTGAAAGTTTTTTACTTCAAAAAGATGTAAATTTTTTAAGAGAGTATACCCCTAGCGCTTCAACCACAGGGGTACCTAAATATTATGCACGGTTTGATGAAAATAATTTTATCGTGGCGCCAACTCCAAACAGTAATTATACCATAGAGCTGCACTATTATCATAGACCGGCTAGTTTGACCGCGGGAGCGGACAGTGGTACTACCTGGGTTAGCACCAACGCACCTTTTGCTTTGCTTTATGGAGCTTTAATTGAAGCCTACACCTATATGAAAGGTGAAACGGATGTTATACAGAATTATAATAATATGTATATGCAATCCATGGAAAGATTAAAAGATTTAGGCGAGGCAAGAGAAAACACAGACGCAAACAGAGTTGGTTTACCAGCCAGACCAAGAACATAGGAGTAAAAAATGGCAACAGCAAATGCATCAACCAATTATTTAGAGAGAAGAATATTACATTTTATATTTAAAAATAATTCTCTTAGTTTTTCTAGCCCGGGTGACAGTATTTATGTAGGATTGGCAACAGCAGTATCTGCCGCAGAAACTGGTTCACTTACGGAAGCAACCTTTACAAACTACGCAAGGCAACAAGTAGCTGCTTCTGGTTGGACAACTGTAGGAGCAGATTCAACAGATACACAGACCGCAACTAATGCAGCGAACATTGAGTTTCCGGCATCGGGTGGAACAAACAATACAATAACACATGTGTTTGTTGTAGACGCTTCAAGTAGCGGTAATATATTATTTGTAGGAGCTTTGGATGCTAGTAAAGTTATAGCGTCTGGAGATATATTTAGAATTAATGCAGGGAATCTTACTATAGAGTTGAAATAATGGCATTAGTAATATCAGACAGAGTAAAGGAAACCACGACTACAACTGGTACTGGCACATATACTTTAGGTGGTGCAGTCACTGGCTTTGAGACTTTTACTGCTAATTTAAGTAACTCTGATACCACTTATTATGCTTGTTCTGATGGTACAGACTTTGAGGTTGGTTTAGGTACATTCACATCTTCTGGTACTACGTTAGCTAGAACAACTATCTTAGCTAGTTCTAATTCAAACAATGCAGTTAGTTGGAGTTCTGGAACAAGAACAATATTTTGTACGTTACCTGCAGCCAAAACAGTATTCTTAGATGCTAGTGGCAATGCCACATTAGGTGCAGATTTATCCGTTGGTGATGATCTAACTGTGAATGGTGGTGTTATAGATGTTAAGAACACTGGAGCGCAATCTGTCGTTAGATTTTATTGTGAATCTAGTAATGCTCACTACACCGAAATAAAAGCAGCTCCTCACTCTGCTTATTCTGGTAATGCAACTCTTGTTCTTCCGTCTTCAAATGACACTATTGTGGGTAGAGCTACTACAGATACCTTAACAAATAAAA